GACAGCGGCTCAAGGTTAGGTTGGTAAAATGGCTACAACATACCCCACAAGCATTGACGCTTTTCCAGACCCTACGGCGGCAAGCCTCCTAACTTCGCCGTCCCATAGTGGGCTACACGTAGACGTTAACGGCGCTGTCGAGGCGCTAGAAACCAAAGTAGGTACTGGTAACACCGTCTTAGGGACTTACACCAGTTATACGCCTACCTTGACTGCTATCACCATTGGTAACGGAACATTGACAGGACAGTACGCCAGGGTAAACGATTTTGTGCATGTCACAGGGTCATTTACTTTAGGTAGCACTTCGGCAATTACTGGCAGTATAGGAATTTCCCCGCCTCTCAACATTAACGCAAGTATGGCTTACGCTGCTTCGCCTTTAGGCTTCGCCAACCTTTACGACACTTCGTCAGGTGCAATGAATAATTTGCAGGTTCTTTGGGCGTCAGCGACGGAAATGCGTATCAGGGCCATAAACACGGCTGGGGCATACTCAATCATGGTTGTAACCAGTGCAACGGTTCCATTGACTTGGGCGGTAGGCGACATTCTTACTTGGCAAGCAACCTACAGGGCGGCATAACTGATGGCAGCTAATACCACATTCACAGCAGGCGAAGTCCTAACTGCAACTGCTGCCAATGCGTGGCCTCGTGGCCTTATGGCGGCTGTTGTCGAATCGTCAACTACGGACACATTTACTACAACCGAAAAAATTATGTTGTCATTCACTTTTGCTGCTATTGCTAACAGAAAATATGTGTTGACATACATTGAGCCAAACTTGACAGGTACGGCAGCTGCCGTTGCTACTACCCGTTTTCACGAAACAAGCCTTGCAGGGTCAATTTTGCAGACTTTGCGTACAACCGTTTCTACAACGTATAACGCCACTACCAACGCAACTTTTATGTATACCGCTGCCGCTTCAGGCAGTTTAGTTATTGTGGCTAGCGCTCAAGCCTCAACGGGAACCATTACCGCTACGAGGTCAGGCACACAATTAGCCCAACTTTATGTAACAGACATAGGTACAGCGTGAAAACTCTTATTGCGGTTGCTTCAATTACTATTGCTTTAATGTTTGTGGTGACCAGCTGTAACGACAGGACCCGTGAAACCTGCCAAGAAAACTCAACAGCGTCGAGGTGCAACCCGTGAAAAAATACAGCAACAGCGAAATTAAAGCACGCCTTATCCTTATCGTAGGTATCGCTTTAGCGTTAGCGTTTCTAGGGTCAACAGGCGCCCTACTTTACGGCCTGCTGTTTGTGGTACAGCCGTTAGAAGTAAGCCCTAATGATGAATCAGCCTGGGCATTACTGTCACCAATGATATTGTTTCTTACTGGCGCCTTATCTGGAATCCTTGCCAGTAACGGCCTTAAAGACAAAGGGCAGGGCGATGACCAGTAGGCCCTATACCGGCATAACGGACGCCGTGCACGCCAAACCTCGTTTAGGGACTACAGCGTTTGTGAACCATTGCGAATTTTTGTTTGGCGTCAAGTCTTTAGGCATATTTGCGGACCGCCTTATTAAGGGTTCTGGTATGCCCAACCCGCCTAAATCTGTGCATAGTACGTGGCGTGCGTTTGACTTGTCTTGTGACAGCGTGACCCGCTACAAACTTATTGACTTCCTATATGTACACCGTGACATTTTAGGTGTTGAGGAAATCCACGACTACAGCAACACGTATAAGCCGTCCAAGTTTGGTTGGGGCGCTGGTTACCGTTGCGACAGGGACGCCTGGCGTATCTACGAAAAGAACACTATTGGCAGCAAAAATGGGCAGTGGGTCCACGTGGAAATCTCGCCGTTAATGGCAGACCACCCAGACATTGTGGGCCACGCTTTCAAAACCATCTTTAAGGGTGCTTGACTTCATCGCACCGAATCGGTAGACATATCCCGACCTTACCCCGACTAAAGGACACAAAATGAATGTTAAACGCTTTACAGGATTAGCCCTATTTACTTGGCTTATGTGTTGGGCGGTGGCTACAGGGTTTACTACTGCCCCCGTAAAGCTGTCGCCTGTGGTGCAGACAAGCCCTCGAATCACGGTGCAGATGTACACGCCCAGCGAAGTGGTGGGCCAGCTGTACCCGCCAATTACCACTACCACGACGACGGTTGCACCTGTTGTCTTTGCCGAGGAATTACAAGACTTGCCGTGCGCCCAATACTTTTTGACTGCTGTAAACGCTGGGTGGCCCAATGACGTTAAGACGCTTAAAACGCTTAGTTTCATTATGTGGCGTGAAAGTAGGTGCAAGGCTACAGCGTGCAGCAAAAGCCATTCTGATAGCCCCTGTGCAGACTTTGGGCTTATCCAGGCTAACTATGCCGCACACCACAAATGGTGGGCAGACATGGGGCTAACGCCAGACGACATGTTTAACCCGTCCACCAACCTGCATTGGGCGTGGCTGTTGTACTCAGGCCGTGAGGCCAAAGGGCAATGCGGTTGGCAGCCGTGGAGGCTGTGCTAGCCCATGTTTGATGTTGACCGCCCCGACTGGCAACAATACGCAAATTGCCGTGGCCTTGAAACCAACCTATTTTTTCCTGCCAACGGAACCGAATCGGCTTTAGCTAGAAAAATGATTAAACCGTTTTGCGACGCCTGCCCTGTGTATAACCAGTGTTTAGATTTTGCTATGTCATTTGCCGATAAAGCGTTACAAGGCTTGTGGGCTAACACCACGGAGGGCGACAGGCGCCGTATGCGATATGACGGCGCACCCAGTATGTATAGTGCCATTAACCCGACAACCGAAAGGACCCGACAATGAATGAACAATTAAACGAAATGACTAAAGCAATTACTAAAGCGGAAATCGCTATGAAAGCCGCCGCCTGGCAACTTGAAAGCCAAAGGGCAGATATTGACCAGCTTCGCAAATGCCTATTTGAGTTGGCGTACACCGCTGAGGAAAACGGCATAAACCTTGTCAACCTAACCAAGAGCAGTCAGGACACCATTGTTGCTTTGCGTCTGGGCGGCTTCAAGTGAACCTAGGCGACTATGTAGATGTCCCTACACGCTTTAAGTTAGCCCTCGACAAGTGGCCTGAATTAAGAGTGGTTGAGGAACCAGCCAAAGTAATAGCTGTAGGCGACAAAACTTTTATATCTGTCACTATGACTGTGTACCGTGACCCGTTAGACCCTTTGCCTTGCATTGCCACCTGTTGGGAAATTTTTCCTGGGCGCACACCTTTTACCGCCAATTCGGAGGCAATGAATTGCAGCACCAGCGCTTTAGGTAGGGCTTTGGGGATGATGATTCCGTTTGGCAAAATGGCGTCTTACGAGGAAGTCCAAAACAGGCAGCACGACGGCCCTACTGTCGCACCTAGTCGAAGCACGCAAACTAAAGCAACACCCGCAGACGGTGATAAACCGTGGCCTGTGTCTAAAAGCCAACTGCAAAACCTTGCCGCTATCGGTTATGCCGGACCTGTCCCCGCCGATTGGAAAGAAGCCAACGCCATTATTAAAGACATGGGCAAAAAGTGATGCCGTTAATAACTTTGACTCAAGCACAAGTTTTGGAATGTGAAATTGAGGCTAAATATCGTGACGAAAGAGGCGGAACAATAGATTTTAACCATGACAGAATGACACCTGAATATTCTTACGAAATAGATGTGTTAGGCGCTAAAAGTGAATTGGCTGTAAGTCTCTTTATGGGTTTACCGTGGACAGGTAAACGACACGCTTTTGATAGTGACGTGTCAGGTTTGGAAGTACGCAGCAGTCAACGGCGGGACGGTAAGCAGTACTACTTGTATGTCAGGGGACATGACAAGGACGCCATATATGTTTTCTGTGTAGTAGATGGCAACAAAGTAGTTATTGCAGGTTGGGCGTCAGCGTTCCAAGTAAGGACTTTGGGAAAACTTATGTATGAGGACACGCAGTGTTACGGATTGCGTCGAGAGCAATTAAACCCTATGTGGCAGCTTGACGAAGTTTTAGAGTTTGCAAGTAGGAAATCGTGAAAGAATCCTATTTTCAATCGCAAGTAATAATGTTGGCTAAACTTCACGGCTGGTTAGTTATGCACACAAGGGCTGTGGAAATCCGCCCTGGGGTGTGGAAAACCCCGTTGCAGGGTCACGCAGGATTTCCAGACTTAGTGCTGTGTCACGCCAGTCGAGGGTTAATATTTGCCGAATTGAAATCCGATAAAGGAAAACTAAGCGCCATGCAAGTTGTATGGTCTGAAGCGTTGACCATCGCAGGACAGGAAGTGTACTTGTGGCGGCCTAACGACATTGAAGCAATATCCACCCGACTAGCAAGGAAACCCAAATGAAAATTGTGACCCCAGCCAACCCGATAAAAATCTATATGCGCCACGACAACGGCGGTGAAACCGAATATCAGGCAAGCAACATTGCGTTTATCATTGTTGACGACGCCACCAGCCCTGGCTACTATGACTTCACTTTCGTGACCATATCCGGTACACAAGTCCCCAACCGTGACATTGCGTTTGCACGTGTGTTTCTAGACGGCGCCTGGGTAAGTCACGAATAACATAATTAAACATAAAACAGATACCAGCAGGCCGTCAGACGAGAGGCTTACAGACTCACCCACATGCAACGGGTTAGGGATGACACACGGCAACGTGGGTAGATGTCTATGTCATGTAGACAAGCAGCGTTTCCAAACGGCACAAATGGTAAATGGTTGTCCACCTAAATTAGACAGGCTTCCAGTGCATAAAGGCACGAATAGTGGGGGCACATACAACCGATACCCTCATGGCAAACGAGGACAACCGCAGCGGTGCATTTCCGCTGTGGGCGTCAGAATCTCTTGACATTGCCCTAAGCACTAAGCCCTAAGATAAACGCAACCAAAGGAAACCCGATGCCTCGACAACACACAACCAATGACCCCACCTACCGCAAAAACAGAATTGCACTCCTAAAAGACAACCCCACCTGCTACCGCTGTGGCAAACCAGCCGACACCGCAGACCACATCCTGCCCATGTTTAAAGGTGGAGGACACGAAATGGACAACCTACGCCCAGCGTGCCGACGATGTAACTCTCAGACTGGCGCCACAGACAAAGCCAAAGACGACGCCCTCAAAATACAGAAACGCAACGAATACCTAAACCAAGCACAAAAACCATTTTTAGGGACGATTGGACTGCC